ACCTGATGAACGTGAAGGCGGTGTCCAAGTGGTGCGACCTGGTCACTCAGAAGATGCGCACCATCTTCAGCCGCTCCAACTCCTACAAGACGCTGCACGGGCTGTATGGCGAACTGGGGGCCTACGGCGTCGGCGCCACGGTGCTGCTACCCGACTTCAAGAACGTGATCCACCACTACCCGCTGACCGCGGGCGAGTTCTGCATCAGCGCCGACGACCGCGGCGAGATCAACACCCTGTCGCGCAAGTACCAGATGACGGTGGGTCAGATCGCGCAGCGCTACGTGGCGCGGGGCCTGCCGGACACTAGCAAGTGGGACTGGTCCGTTGTTTCGCCCGCCGTGAAGAACGCCTGGGACAAGCATGACGTCGACAGCTGGATCCCGGTCAACCACCTGATCCAACCGCGTAAGGACCGCGACACCCGCAAGCTCGACTCCCGGAACATGCCGTTCGAGTCGATCTGCTTCGAAAACGGCGTGAACAACGACAAGCTGCTGTCCGAGTCGGGCTACAAGCGCTTCCCGGTGCTGTCGCCGCGCTGGCAGACCAAGGGCTCGGACATCTACGCCAGCCAGTGGCCCGGCATCGTAGCGCTGGGCGACATCCTGCAGCTGCAGCACCAGCAGCTGCGCAAGGCCCAGGGCATCGACTACCAGGTCAAGCCGCCGCTGCAGGTGCCATTCGCCCTGAAGAACCAGGACACGGACATGCTGCCGGGCGGCATCACCTACGTGGACCGCACCGGCCCCGACAACGCCATCCGCTCGGCCTTCGACGTCCAGATCAACATGCAGCACCTGCTGCTGGACATCCAGGACGTGCGCTCGCGCATCAACACCGCGTTCTTCGCCGACCTGTTCTTGTTCCTGTCGAACCTGAACGGGCGCGGCGACCGCACGGCGCGCGAGGTGGCCGAGATCCACGAGGAAAAGCTGCTCATGCTCGGCCCGGTGGTCGAGAACATCGAGAACGAGCTGCTGTCGCCCAAGGTCGACATCACCTTCGACGCGATGATGGAAGCCGGCATCCTGCCCCCGCCGCCGCCCGAGCTGCAGGGAATGGAGCTGAGCACCGAGTTCATCGGCCTGCTGTCCCAGGCCCAGCGCTCCGTCAGCATGGGCAGCGTGGACCGCTGGATCGGTGCCGTGGCGTCGATCTCCGCGGCCAAGCAGGACCAGTCGGTGTGGGACAAGGTCAACACCGACAAGGCCATCGACAAGGCCGCCAGCTACCTGGGCATCGATCCGGAACTGGTCAACGGCGACGACGAGGTGCGCGAGATCCGCGAACGCCGCGCCCAGGCCATGCAAGCCGCCGCCCAGGCCGAAGCCATGGAGCGCGCCGCTGCTACCGCCAAGGACCTGGCCGGCGCAGACATGAGCACCGACAACGCCCTGACCAACGTGGTCCGGGGCTTCGCCTGAACAGAATCTCTCCTGGAAGTTGTCTCCTCTCTGGGTGAAATTCCCAGTTCCAAAGCCCCGGTGCAGGCAAGCATTCCGGGGCTTTTCTTTTGTGGACGGCCGTACGCGCGAAACGCGACGAGGCCGAGACACTGCGTGCGTGTCAGTAGCAGAACGCGAGAAAGAGTCCGCAGCGGAGAAAGCCACCCAGGCCGTACTTGCTGCGCAAACCCGTATCGAGGATATGCGCTGGCTGATGAGTGATCCGCGGGGGCGCCGCTTCGTGTGGCGCCAGCTGGAAGAGTCGGGAATCTACCGCTCCAGTTACTCGAACGACGCGCTGGCCATGGCTTTCAACGAAGGCGAGCGCAATCGGGGACTGAAGCTGTTGGACGAGATCTCCAGGCACTGCCCCAAGGGCCTTTCGGAAATGCAAAAGGAAGCACGAGCACATGAGCGACGCAACAACCGCAGCACCAGCAGCAGCCCCGACGCCTGACCCGGCGACGGCTGCGCCCGCTGTCGCACCGGCAACCGCGCCTGCCGCAGCCCCCGCTGCTGCGCCGGCAACCGCGCCTGCCGCAGCCGACGCGCCGATCCAGTACGCCGACTTCACCGCGCCCGAGGGCGTGCAGCTGGACGAGCCTGTCATGGGCGAGTTCAAGACCCTGGCCCAGGGCCTGAAGCTGCCGCAGGACAAGGCGCAAGAGCTGGTGAACCTGGGCGGGCAAGTCGCCAAGGCCAGCGCGGACAAGTTCTCCAACGAACTGAAGTCGCAGACGGAGGCGTTCTACGCCGACATCGGCGGCATGCCGGACAAGTGGGCGGAAACCGCACGCGCCGACAAGGAGTTCGGAGGCGACAAGTTCGACGAGAACATGGCGGTCGCCAAGGCCGCACTCGACCAGTTCGGCACCCCCGAGCTGACCGCGTTCCTGAAAAAAACGCAGGCCGAGTCTCACCCCGAGGTGCTTCGTACTTTCTTTCGCATCGGCAAAGCCATCAGCCAGGACGGTTTCGTGCCTGGTCGCTCGGGCGCATCGCCCAGCGCGCAAAGCATGTACGCGAATTCCAAGATGAACCCGTGACCCCTAGAAAGGACTCACCCGTGAAAACCCTGTTCAAGAACTTCCACGTGCAGATGGCGATCTTCGCCCTCGTGCTCGCCGTCGGCCTCATGGTCGGCCTCCTGCCGCCCGAAGCCACGTTCGCCATGGCGGGCGTGACCCTTGCGTCAACGCACCCCACGCTGCTGGACCTGACCAGCCGCCTGGACAAGAGCGGCAACGTGATCCCCGTGATCGAAATGCTGTCGCAGACCAACGAAATCCTGGACGACGCCGTCTGGATCGAGGCCAACGAGCTGACCGGCCACACGACTGCGGTTCGCACGGGCATCCCCGAGCCGACCTGGCGCAAGCTGTACGGCGGCGTGCAGCCGTCCAAGTCCACCAGCGTCAAGGTCCGCGAAGGCCTGGGCATGCTGGAGAACTACGCCGAGGTCGACAAGGCCCTGGCTGACCTGAACGGCAACAGCGCAGCCTGGCGCCTGTCGGAAGAAAGCGCCATCGTCGAAGGCTTCGGCCAGAAGGTCGCGCGCTACATGATCTACGGCAACGAAGCGACCGAACCGGAAGGCTTCACCGGCCTGGCTCCGCGCTTCGCGAGCAACGACACGTCCGTGGCGGTGAACGCCGAGAACGTGCTGGCCGACGTGGCCACGCCGGACAACAGCGACAACACCTCCATGTGGGTGGTTGTGTGGGGCCCGAACACCTGCCACATGATCTATCCGAAGGGCTCGCAAGCCGGCCTGAAGATCACGGACAAGGGCTCGGTGACCATCGAGAACGTCGACGGCGCCAGCGGTCGCATGGAAGCCTATCGCACCCACTACAAGTGGGACTGCGGCATGGTGGTGCGCGACTGGCGCTACGTGGTCCGCGTCAACTTCAACCTGGAAGACATCGTCGCTTCGGGCGCCACCGGCCCCGTGCTGCGTGACCTGCTGGCCAAGGCGATGCGTCGCATCCCGAACCTGAACATGGGCCGCCCGGCCATCTACATGAACCGGGACGCGCTCGACGCCTTCGACCTGCAGATGAACCGCGACCCGCTGTTGCAGTTCAAGACGCAGGAAGAGGCGCAGGGCAAGTTCGTGACCCGCTTCCGCGGCGTCCCGATCCGCCGGGTCGACCAGATCCTGTCCACCGAGTCGGGCGTCTAAGCCCTCACCAAAGGAACGACACCATGTACCTCGACGAACGCGCGGAATTTGCGGACGCGACCGCACTCAACACCGGCGCTGCCGGTTCCTACCTGGTCGGCGACGTGATGGACCTGAAGGGTCCGACCACCGCGCCGAACACGCTGACCGAACTGGGCGGCAGCGAGCTGTTCCTGGTGATCCAGGTGGACACGCTGCCCACCTCGGGCGGCGCGGCTACGGCGGCTTTCAGCCTGGCGTCGGACGCGCAGGCGGCCATCGCGGTGGACGGCTCGCAGACGGAGCACTTCCGCACGCAGGCCTTCACCATCGCGCAGATGGCGGCCGGCACGGTCCTGGCCTGCGTGAAGCTGCCCTACGGCAACTACGAGCGCTTCATGGGCGTGGTGCAGACCACGGCCGTGGCCGCGTTCACCGCCGGCAAGATCAACGCGTTCCTCACCGCCGATCCGGCGAAGTGGCGCGCGCTGGCCGACAACGTTGCGTAAGGGGTAGCGGATGGCCGACGACAAGAAAGCCGAAGCGCCCGACGTGATCGAGCTGGTGGCCGTGGAACGCGGCTTTGCGATGGGCAGGCTGATCGAGCCCGGCACGAAGTTCAAGTTCCGCACCAAGGACCGCGACGGCAAGACGCGCAAGCTGCCGAAGTGGGCCCAGCCGGCGGACAAGCCGCTGCCGAAGAAGGATGCCGTGAAGAACGGCGACCTGAAGCCGGTGGACACCCAGGCTGCGGTACGCGTGAAGGCGGGGCATCTCGCCGGCGGGCCTGCGCCCACCGGATCCACCGACCTGGTCTGACCGGCCTCAGGTGAAGCAATCAAGGGCCGCCTAAGTGCGGCCCTTCTTCCAAGGAACGACACGATGAAACGCATTCTCTTTTCCGCCGTCGCAGCCTTGGCGCTGCTGGCATCCACGCTCGCCTGGGCAGCCGACGAGCCGCAGGGCAACGTCGCCGCTGGCGTCGCGGACGTTGGCAACCCGCTGAAGATCGGTGGCGTAGCCAGCGCCACAACCCCATCGAACGTGACCACAGGCCAGCGTGTGAACGCCTGGTTCAGCACCGCTGGGGCCGCGATGATCGGCGGGGTGCAGACTTCGCTGGCCGATGCCGCGAGCAACACCAACATCCACCTGCCGGACACCAACGGGTCCGCCGGCAAGCTGGCCACCACGCCGTCCACTTTCAACGGCACCACGTGGGACCGCCAGCGCGGGAACATGGACACCGGGGCGCTGATTACCGCCGCGGGAGCCACAACCAGCCAGACGGGCACGGACCAGGTCAACTACAACGGCCGTTGCGTCGTCGTGGTGCTGGACATGACCGTCGTGGGAACGGGGTCCGTAACCCTCACCATCCAGGGGAAGGACACGGCCAGCGGCAAGTATTACACCTTGCTGGCGGGCGTCGCGGTGACCACCAACAGCACCAACGTGTACGAGGTTTGCCCCGGGGTCACAGTCGCCGCGAACGCTGCGACCAGTCGCGCGCTGCCGCGCACCTGGCGGGTGATCACCACCGCCAACAACGCAAACGCGGCCACCTACACAGTCGGCGCCAGCGTCACGCTGTAGGCCATGAGCAGCGTCGTCGACATCTGCAACCTGGCCCTCTCCCATTTGGGGGACGAGGCCACGGTAGTCGCGATTGACCCGCCGGATGGCACCACACAGGCAGCGCACTGCGGTCGCTTCTACCCGATCGCGCGCGACCTGCTGCTGGAGATGCACCCCTGGACCTTCGCTACGCGGCGCACGGCCCTGGCCGAGATCGACAATCCGGCCGAAGACGACTGGGGCTTCGCATACGCGCTGCCCACCGGCTGCTTGCGTCCGCTGTCGGCGCTGCTGCCCGGCCAGCCCGAGCGCTACTTCGGCAGCGGCGACAGCGACGCCGGCACGTTCCCCTACCTGGTCGAATCCGACAGCGACGGCAGTCTGATCCTGCTGACCAACGTGGAAACCGCCACGCTGCGGTTCATCCACAAGACGACGGACACTTCGAAGTTCACGCCCGGCTTCGTCGTCGCACTGGCGCGGCTGCTGGCCGTGTACCTGGCAGGGCCCGTCCTGAAGGACGCCAACGCCGCCGGCAAGCAGATGCAGATCTTCCTGGCCGAGTTCGCGGCGGCCGCATCGCGCAATGCCAACGTCGGCAAGCGCAACGTGTACGAGTCCTTCCGCCCGAGCTCGCTGGCCGCCCGCGGCTTGCCCGTCGTGCAGGACGGTCGCATCAGCTATCCCGAGGCATGAGCACCAAGTCGTTCACACGCTCCTTCGCCGGGGGCGAGGTATCCCCCTATCTGTACGGCCGCCTGGACTTGGTCAAGACGCAGACCGGCCTGGCCAAGTGCTTGAATTTTCTGGTGACGCCACAGGGGCCCATCGACAACCGCCCCGGCTTCGAGTACGTGCTGAAGACCCGCACGCGGGCCGCGCTGATTCCGTTCACGTACAACAGCGAACAGTCTTTCGCGCTGGAGTTCGGCGCCCAGTACGTGCGCTTTCACACGCTCGGCGGCACCTTGCTGGAGGACGCTCAGAGCGTTACCGCTGTGACGGTCGCCGACCTAGGTGTCTTCACCTGTGCCGCCCACGGGTATAGCGACGACGACTGGGTGCAGCTGGCCGACATGGTCGGCATGGAAACGCTGTCCAATCGCTGGGGCGTGGTGACCAACAAGACGGCGAACACGTTCCGGTTGAATGACCTCTGGGGCAACCCGATCAGCACGGCCGACTTGGACGCGTACACGGGCGGCGGCACCGTGTCGCGGGTCTATGAGATCGAGACGCCTTACGGGGTAGCCGACGTCTTCGATATGCATTTCGTGCAGTCGGCCGACGTGCTGACTATCGTGCACCAGGATCACACTCCGCACGAGCTGCGCCGACTCGGCGCGACAAACTGGACGCTGACGGAGCCGTCGTTCGCGCCGACCATCGCCACGCCCGACGCCCCCACGCTGGAAGATGGCGGGCCGCTCGGCGGGACTGCGGAAGAGCACCGCTACCTGGTGACGGCTATCGCAGCCGAAACGCAGGAAGAATCCTTCGCCTCGGGCTCCGTGGCTGTCGAGATCGACCTGACCGTGGCTGGCAACTACGTGGACATCACGCCGCCAACGATGGCCACGGCGGTGCGATTCAACGTCTACAAGTACCAGAGCGGCATCTACGGCTACATCGGCCAGACCAGCGGCACGGCCTTCCGGGACAACAACATCGTGCCGGACATGAGCAAGACGCCGCCGGTGCTTTCCAACACGTTCATCGACGGCGCGATCAGCAGCGTGACCGTCACCGACCAGGGCGACGACTACAACACCGACCCCGACACGGGTGGCGGCATCCTGTCGGTGGCGGTGACTAATGTTGGCTCAGGCTACGTGACCCCGATGGCCACCGTGGCCGGCGGGGGAGGAAGCGGCGCGACTCTTACTCCGATCCCTGACGGCAGCGGCGGCATCGGAAGCATCACCGTGAACACACCCGGGTCGCTGTACCGCAACCCGATCGTCACGATCACCGACGCGGGCGGCGGCGGGGGAGCCATTACCGTCCCGCTTGCTGACGTCATCGTGCCTGGCCCTGTGACCACGCTGGCCGTGGTGGATGCCGATGGTGCCGGCGCGGTCGTCGAGCCGGTGGTCGCGGGCGGCGGCAAGATCAAGGCGGTGCGGATCGTGGAAGCCGGCATGGGTTACACCGCGCCGACCATCGATATCACGGAAGACGCAGGCGGCAGCGGCGCGGAGTTCGAGGTGGAAATCACCTCTGGCGAGGTGAGCCCGCAGGCGGTGGGCTACTTCGAGCAGCGCCGCGTTTTCGGCGGCTCGGCTATCCTTCCGCAGACCATCTGGATGACCCGGTCGGGAACCGAGTCGAACATGACCTACTCGATCCCCACGCAGGACGATGACTCGATCACGGCGCGCATCGTCGCGCGGGAAAGCAACGTGGTGCGCCACCTGGTCCCCCTGAACGACCTGATCGCCCTGACGTCCGGCGGCGTGTGGCGCATCGCCGCCCCCGGTGGCGAAGCGCTCACGCCGGCCAACATTTCGGCGAAGCCGCAAAGCTACGTCGGGGCGTCGATGGTGTCGCCCGTCGTGACCAACCAGTCGATCCTGTACGCGCCCGAGCGCGGTTCCCACATCCGCGAGATCTCCTACAAGTGGGAAAGCCAGTCCTACCAGGCCGACGACGTGTCGGTGCTGGCGCCCCACCTGTTCGACTTCGAGTCGGTGGTGCAGCTGGCCTACTCGCAGACGCCCTACCAGGTGCTGTGGACGGTCCGTGGCGACGGCGTGCTGCTGGGTATGACCTACCAGCCGGAGCACCAGGTCAAGGCCTGGCACCAGCACACGACCAACGGAACCTTCGAATCGGTCTGCGCCATCCCGGAGGGCGATGAGGATGGGGTCTACGTCATCGTGCAGCGCAGCATCAACGGGGAGAATGTGCACTACGTCGAACGGCAGCATAGCCGCCAGTTCGCCACCCTTGCTGACGCGTTCTTCGTGGATGCGGGCGCGACGTACGATGGCACGCTGAAGTCGACCATCACCGGGCTGCACCACCTGGAGGGCAAAGAAGTGGTCGCCCTGGCCGATGGCGGGGTGGAACCGGCCCAGGAAGTGGTCAACGGCACGATCACGCTACAGGCCGCTGCCCGCAAGGTGCACGTCGGCCTGGCCTACGAGTGCGACGCGCAGTCGCTGCCCTTCGCCAGCGAGGCACTAGCCGCCTTCGGCCAGTCGACGATCAAGAACGTCAACGAGGTGGCTCTACGGGTGCTGCAATCCTCGGGCATCTTCGTCGGCCCGACCTTCGAGAAGTTGACGGAATACGCTCAGCGCACAACGGCCGACGACCCGGGGGACGCGCCCGGGCTGATCACCGGCACGCACCGGATCAAGCCCGCGCCCTCGTGGGCAGAGGACGGCACGATCTGTATCCGGCAGGCCAACCCGCTGCCGCTATCGATCCTGTCCATGGCGCTGGAGGTGAGCACGGGTGGCTAAGGTCCGGCGCGCGACCGCGGCGGACATGGACCAGCTCGTGGAAATGGGCCGCGCGCTGCATGCGGAAAGCCCCGTCTACCGGGACGAGCCCTTCGAGCCGGCGGTGCTGCGCGAGTGGATCTGGCAGCGCATGAACGCTTCGCTGATGGTCGACGACTCCGCGGTGTTCGTGCATGAGTCCGGCGGGCGGATCACCGGCGTGCTGGTTGGCATCATCTGCGCGAGCATCTTCAATAGGCGCAAGTCGGCCATCGAAGTGACGTTCTGCATCCCGCCCGAGCACCGCGGCGGGAGGACCTTCCACCGGCTGGTGACCGCCTACAAGGCCTGGGCAAAAAGGCAAGGCGCCAGCAAGGCCTCCCTCGGGGTGAGCACGGGCATCCACGCCGAGGGCACCGTACGCGCTTACAGCCGGGCCGGCTTCAGACTTGACGGCTACACCGCCACCACCCAGCTCTGACCTATGTCAACCATGGCCGCGGCCGCCCCATACCTGCAGTACGCCGGCACGGCTGCCAGCGCGTACGGCGCCTATGCGAACAGCCAGGGGACGAAAGACGCCTACGGGATGCAGGGCCAGATCGCGGCGAACAACGCCCAGATCGCCGGCTGGCAGGCCGAGGACGCCCTCGCGCGCGGTGACCGGGAGGCCTCCAACGTCCGCATGCGCGCCAACCAGGTCAAGGGCAGCCAGCGCGCGCGCATGGCCGCCAATGGCGTGGACCTGGGCGTGGGCTCCGCGCTGCAAGTGCTCACCGACACCGACTACTTCGCCGACGTCGACGCCGGCACGATCAAGGACAACGCGGCGAAAGAGGCGTGGGCTATCCGCAACCAGGCGAACAACTTCAGCGCCGAGTCGGACCTGCTGAAGTACCGCTCCGACCGTGAAAGCCCGTGGATGGCCGCGGGCACTTCAGGGCTCACGTCGGCCGGTCGCGTCTCGAGCGGCTGGTACGGGAGTGGCACCGGCGGCGGCAAGACGGTACCCATCTACCCTGGGGCTGAATACTGATGGCCCTGCGCGTTCCTACCGTCGACGGGCCGAGCGTTCGCGAAGCGCCGCTCAACCCCACCTTCCAGCGCTCCAGCGTGTCCCCGGGCATGCTGCAGAACACGCAGATGGCCGAGGCCGGCCGCGTCATGCAGGAGGTGGGCGCGCAGTTGCAGGAACGCGAGGACGCGGACCTGCTCATGCGCGCGGAGACCGCCGTCAAGTCGCAATGGGCCGAGAAGGAAGCCGAGTTCAAACAACGCAAGGGCCAGCAGGCCTGGGGCGTGGCCAAGGAAACCGGCGAGTGGTGGGACAAGGAAGCCAGTAAGGCGGCCGAGTCGCTGACCAACCCGCGCCAGAAGGCCCTTTTCAGCCAGAAGGTCATGCAGTACAAGGGCATGGCAGTGGGCTCCTTCGCCGGGCACGAGGCGGTGCAGCGGCGCGAGTCGCTGGAGCAGTCTACGCAGGCCTCGATCGTCTCCTCGATCAACATGGCCGCGGCCAACGTCGGCAACCCCGAGATGGTGCTGGCCGCCAAGACGGACGTCGTGCAGCGCACGCAGATGCTGGCCAAGATCAACGGCTGGCCGCCAGAGTACGCCGACGCCAAGCGCGAGGAGTACCTGACCAACTTCCACAAGCAGGTGCTGCAGGGCATCGTGGACAAGGACCCGAAGGCGGCGCAGGACTACTTCACCCTGAACAAGGGCGAGATCGGCGGGCAGCACCACGCGGAGATCGAGAAGGTCCTGAAGACCGGCGCCACGGCGCGCCGTGCGCAGGAGTTCGCCGACGAGGTGATGGTCAAGGGGCTGGACGAGGTCACGGCCCTGGCCGAAGCCCGGAAGAAATTCGAAGGCGACGACGAGAAGAACGTCGTGGCCGAGATCAAGACGCGGTTTGCCGAGGTCGGTGTCGCCCGCGAGCGCGCACAACGCAATGCGGCCGACGAAGCTTGGGCCATCTATGGGCGCACCGGCAAGGTAAACGACATCCCGCCGTCTCTCCTGGCGCGCCTGGATGGCAAGGACCTGGCCGCCATCCGCAACGACCAGCAGTCGCACCTGGATCGCGAGGAAAGCAGGCGTGATCGCGCGGCGAACCGTGCGGATCGAGAAGCCAACCGCGCCGCCCGGGGGCCTGCGACCGACTGGGACCGCTACTACGACCTGCGCCGCGAGGCGCTGTCGGACCCCGAGGCATTCAAGAAGCGGGACCTGCGCCGCGAGTTCCCGCACCTGGGCAAGACGGAGCGCGAGGGGCTGATCGACCTGCAGGGCAAGAAGCCCGAGGAATTGAAGGACGTGGCCAGCCTGGACGCGCAGCTTTCGAACGCCAAGGACCTGCTGAAGCTGGGCGGCGCGGCCAACCAGGAAAAGCGCGGCCGCTTCGACCAGGTGGTGACCGAGGCCGTGCGCACCGAGGAAAAGCGCGTCGGCAAGAAACTGGGCTTCGAGGAACGCCAGAAGATCATCGACCGCATGGTGATCGAGGGCGACGTGAACGGCTGGATCCCGGGCGGCAGCCGCCGGCGCTTCGAGGTGCTGGGCACCCCCGAGGAAGCCAAGTTCGCCGCGAAGGTGCCCGAGGGCGACAGGGCCAAGATCACCGAAGCCCTCAAGCGTGCCGGCCGCCCGGTGACGGACGAAGCCGTGCGCGAGCTGTACCTGCGCCGGCAGGGGATCCAATGAACGAATACGACGACCTCCTGGCCGCGGAGGGCCAGCGCGAGCAATTGCGCCAATCCCTGTACGGTGCGGTCGGCACGAACCCCGACCAGTACGCCGAGGCGGCCAAGCTGGGGCGCGCCACCGGCGTGCCGGCCGAGGTGGTGTCGCGCAACCTGGAACCGGTCAAGCGCAAGGCAACGCTGAACGAATACGACGCGCTGCTGGCCGACTCGCCGCAGCTGGCCAAGCGCATCGCCGAGGACAAGGACTTCGCTCGCGTGAGCCACGACGACGTGGGCACGCTCACGCAGGTCGAGCGGGCGGTGCGCAAGTTCATGGCGGGCGGCAGCACGAAAAAGCCGGTGACGATCGACCCGGTGATGTCCAGCGTCCAGGTATCCGACACCGTGCGCCGCATGGTGGAACAGAACCCCACGCTGGACCTGGACACCGCCCGGCAGATCGTCGTGCAGCGCACGCAGGTGGAGAACGGCCCGACCATCGGCGCGGTACGGCGCCCGGTGCCCACCGCGGCCAGCGTGGCCGGCGGCATCTTCAACCTGGACCGCCAGCGCGCGGCCAGCGCCGGCGTCGACGCTGCCATCGCGGACGCGATGGACCTTGACGCACAGCCGGCGCTGCGCCGCTACAGCGCCGCCAAGGCGCGGACGGAGAACGCAAACCCCGAGTTCGAAACCGCGACCGGCCAGGCCATCTACGGGGGCTTGCAGAGCACCGTCGACCAGGCCGGGGGCATCGTGCTGTCCGTGCTCACCGGCAGCCCCGCGCCCGCGCTGGCGGCCCTCGGCGCGCAGACGTTCGCCAGCGGCTACGGTAAGTACCGCGAGCGCGGTGCAACAGGCGGCCAAGCCCTCACCGGCGGCGCGCTGGAGGCGGGCTTCGAGGTGGTGACCGAGAAGCTGCCGATGTCCTACCTGGTCAAGAAGCTGGGCAAGGTCGGGGCGGGCGAGTTCCTGAAGGGCCTGCTGGCGCGCGAGATCCCGGGCGAGCAACTGGCCACGCTGGCTCAGGACGCCGTCGACACGGCGATTGCGAACCCGGACAAGACGTGGGAGCAGTACGTCGCCGAGCGCCCCGGCGCCGCCTACGAGACGCTGATCGCCACGGTCACGCAGGCTGGGGTCATGGCCTCCGCGAACGTCGCGGCGAAGAAGCTGGCGGGCCCGCAGGAGCAAGCCGACCGCGCGGAACAGTCTGCCCAGGGCATGGAGGAATTCACCCAGCTGATGGCCGCGTCCAAGCTGCGCACCCGCGACGCCACGACGTTCACCCAGTTCGTGCAGCAGCTCGGCGAATCGGGGGAGACGCCGACCGAGCTCTACGTCGACGCACAGCAACTGGCCAACACCCTGCAGCAGACCGGCGTAAGCATCGAGCAATTGCGTGAAGCGGCGCCCCAGATGGTGGCGCAACTGCAGGACGGGGTGCCGGGTGCCGACATCCGGCTGCCCGTGGCCGAAGTCGCTGCCCTGGGGCCCGAGATCACCACGCCCCTGATCGACCACCTGCGCGAAGCACCGGACGCCATGAGCCGCGCCGAGGCCCAGCAGTTCATGTCAGAGCGGGAGGCCGCGCTGAAGGCCGAGGTGGAGCGCACGCTCACCCAGCGCGACGAAGCGGCAAACTTCAGGCAGCAGGTGGCCACCGTCACCGCGCAGTTCGAGCAGCAGCTCAACGACGTGGGGCGGTTCCGTCCCGAGGTGAACAAGGCCTACGGCGCCTTCATGGGCAACTTCTACGCCACGCAGGCCCTGCGTGCCGGCGTGCCGCTGGAGCAGATGCTGCAGGACTATGGGCTGCGCGTGGTGGGCCAGACGAAGGCGGGCGCGCTGCTGGATCAGGACGTGCCGCTGCAGCAGACTGCGCCCGCCATCACGCCTGAAACGCAGGCGAAAATCGACGACCTGGGCAAGCGCGAGGCCGTGCTGCAAAAGCTGATCGAGTGCATGGGGGCCGCATGACGACGCTGCAAGAACTGGCCGCCCAGGTGGCCGAACAAGCCGAAGAGATCGCCGGCCTGCGCGCGCAAGTCGCCGCGCTGCAGAACGCCGCGCCCCCACCGGCACCGCAAGTCAACGTGCCGCCCGCCGAGGTGACCGTGAACGTGCCAGCAGCGCCCGCACCGCCCGCGCCGGAGCCCCGCCCGCTGAAGTTCGAGCTGCGCATCCCCGGCGCCTACGGCCACGACAAGGTGGCGTACCTGACGCCGATCTATGCAGAGGGCACGCGGCAATGAACCTGCTCGGCAACAACCTCTACGACCCAGCAAGCGCCGTCACGAAGGGGGCGGCGGCCAGCGTCATGGCCGCGTTCGACACGACGGTCGGACAGTCTCGCATCGCCTTCGTCGTACCCCCCAGCGGCATGGTGCGAGTGGTGATCGAAGTCACGTTGCACGGTGCCACCACGTTCTCGCAGTTCCTGCTCGGCGTGCTCGAAGGTTCCACTCTGCGCGGCCGGGTGGTCCCGCAGATGACCATCAACGGCACGGCGCTGGCGACGACAATGTGCCGCCTGCGCGCCGACTACGTGGTTTCCGGCCTGACCCCCGGCTCGTCTGTCAACTGGGATGCTGCCTGGGGTTGCGAGACGTTCGTGGCGAGCTCGCTGCTGAAGTACGGCGGCCCGAACAACACGACGGCCAACGACGCATTCGGGGCGCTCGTCTTCCAGCTGTGGGACCCGTGCCCGCTCTACACGCCCACCTCCGGCACGGCGCCCACCAGCACCGCGCACGTGAAACTGGACACCATCGACGACTTCCTGGACACCGAAATGTCCGTAGTGCTCGCGGCGGTCGATACCGAAGTTGCCGCGATCAAGACGAAAACGGACCAACTCACGTTCACCATCGCCAACAAGGTCGACTCCAGCATCCAGGCGGCGGGCGACTTCGCGCAGGGCGCTGCCGACAAGGTGTGGAGCACGGCGGCCCGGTCCCTGACGACCTTCGGCACGCTCGCGGCGGACGTGTGGGCGGTGGCCACGCGCGTGCTGACGGCCGGCACGAACATCGTACTGGCAAAGGGTACGGGCGTGACCGGGTTCAACGACCTGTCGGCCGCGCAGGTGAACGCCGAGGCGGACACCGCCATCGCCGATGCGGCGCTGGCGACGGCTGCGAACCTGGCAACCGTGGCGGGCTACCTTGACACCGAGATCGCGGCTATCAAGGGGGTGACGGACAAGGTCGACACGTCCCTGGTGCTGGACGGCGCGGTCTACCAGTTCACGGCTAACGCGCTGGAGCTCGCACCCACTGGTGGCGGTGGCGGGGGGCTGACGCAGGCAGATGTGCGCACCGCCATTGGGCTTGGCAGCGCGAACATGGATACGCAGCTGGCGGCCTTGCAGTCGGACACCAACGACATCCAGGCGCGGTTGCCGGCGGCGCTCGTCTCCGGCCGCATGGACGCCAGTGTCGGCGCGATGGCCGCCAACGTGATGACGGCCGCGGCGGCGGCGGCGGATCTGACCACCGAGCTGCAATCCGGGCTGGCCACGGCGGCGGCGCTTTCCACGGTGGGCACCGCGGTGGACGCCGTGAAGCTGAAGACGGACAACCTGCCGAGCGACCCGGCCGACCAGTCCCTGATCATCGCAGCCGCAGCAGCCATTCAGGCCGACATCGCAGGGCTGACCCCGCCGGACAACGCCGGTATCGCCGCGATCCAAGCAAAGACCGACCTGCTGACTTTCACCGGCGCGAACGCGAACGTGAACGTCGAAGCGGTCAACGGCTTGGCGGTGGCCGGCACTGGCACCGAAGCCGACCCGTGGGTGCCTGCGTAATGGCAAGCGCATGGGGCAAGTCCTGGGGGGCCAGTTGGGGCAATAGCTGGGGCAACCTCGATGCGGCGCCAGCACCGGCGCCTGCTCCCGTCATCGCGGGCGGCGGCTACACGGGCGACTTCTACGCCCAGCCCGACGCCGAGATCACTGATGAAGAATTGATTTACGCGGCCGCCATGTGCATCGCGTTGGGAGCGCTCGAATGTCGCTGACGAAGTGCGTACGCAAGGCTGGCAAGCTGCTGAACCCGGAGCAACGGGAAGCCCTCTTCGCCAAGTTCAACGAGCACGTCGAGGCCGGCCTCGGCACGGACGCCGCTGGCGTGCAGGCGCTGCGCGACGCGCTTGCGGGGGTGCGTACGGAACGCGCCGAACTGCAAGCCCCGCCAGCAGCGGCCCAGCCTGCGCCCGCTGCCGTACCCGCGGAGGCTGCCCCCCAGGGCGACCTGGCCCAGATCACCCGCGGCAGCTTCGACCCCGGCACCATCACGATGGCGCTGCTGGCCGGCGCCGACCTGTCCACCTTCATCCACGAGTCCGGCCACTTCTTCCTCGAGGTGCAGGCCGACCTGGCTGCGCGGATTCAGACCCGCATCAGCGCTGGCGCGGACGTCACCCCGGGCGAGCGCGCCATCGTGGACGACTTCAACACCACCCTGAAGTGGTTCGGTGTCGCCGACCTGGACACGTGGGTGCAGATGTCGCTGGACGAAAAGCGCGAGTACCACGAGAAGTGGGCCCGCGGCTTCGAGCGGTACGCCATGGAAGGCACTGCACCCAGCCTGGAGCTGCAGCCGCTGTTTGCTCGCTTTCGGGCATGGCTGGTGCAGGTCTACAAGATGTTGTCCAGCCTGGACGTCAAGCTCACGGACGACGTGCGCGCGGTCATGGGCCGCATGCTGGCCAGCGACACGGCCATCGCGGAAGCGCAGGCCGCCCGCAACATGGGCCCGATGTTCCAGACGCCGGAGCAGGCCGGCATGACGCTGGCCGAATACGAGAACTACCAGGCGCTGGCCGAACGCGCCACCGCCGAAGCCAGTGCGGAACTGGACACCCGGCTGCTCAAGGACATGAAGTGGCTGTCCCGCGCCCGCGACAAGGCCTTGAAGGCAGCGCAGGCCGAGTCCGCGGCCCTGCGCGGCGAGGTGGAGCTGGAGGTGCGCGCCGAGGTCATGGCCGAGCCGATCTACCGGGCCTGGTCCTTCCTCACCGGCAAGCAGCAGCGGCTCGCACCGGGCACCGTGGCTCCGGAGGACATGGACGGCGCCGAGCAGTCAGGGCGCCTGCGCACCACCGCGGTCAAGGCCATGGACCCCGCGGCGTGGGAGCGCCTGTCCAAGCTGGGGATGACCAGCGAGGAATGGGGCATGGACCCCGACATCGTGGCCGAGCTTTTCGGCTTCGCCTCCGGCGACCAGCTGGTGCAGACCCTGAAGATCACACCCCCGCCGGCCAGCGTGATCGACGAGCTCACCGACTTCCGCACCCTGCAGCGGCACGGCGACATCACCAGCCAGGAGGCCCTGAACCGCGCCGCCGACGTGGCGGTGCACAACGAGCTGCGCGCGCGGGTGATCGCCAGCGAGCTGAAGGGCCTGGCCAAGGCGAATAAGGTCACGGCCACCGGCGACGACGTTTACAAGAACCGCGACACCGTCAACGTCATGGCCAAGGCGGCCGAGGAATACGCCGCGCGCGTGGTGGCGCGCCAGCAGATTCGCCACCTGCGGCCGCAGCAGTACGCCGCCGCCGAGGCCCGCAGCGCGAAGCTGGCCGCCCAGTCCCTGGGCAAGAGCACCGAGGAAGCGGCGATGCACAAGCGCAACCAGCTGGTGAACAACTACGCCACGAAGGCCGCCTACGCCGCCCAGGCCGAGGTGCGCAAGGGCGTGGAGTTCCTGCGCAAGGTGGGCAAGGGGGACCGCGACACGATCAGCAAGACGCGCGACTGGGACATGGTGCAGGCCGCGCGTGCCATCCTGGCCGACTACGGCATCGGCCAAAAGGGTGAGGCCGCACAGAAGTACATCGACGCGATGGCCCAGCACGACCCGCAGTCGGCGGCCATCCTGCGCGAGAAGATCGACACGCTGACGATCAACGCCAAGCCTCTGGACCAGCTGACGGTCGAAGAATTCCGGGGCCTGCTGGAAGAGGTCAAGGGCCTCTGGTACCTGGCCAAGCGCAGCCGGCAGATCGAGATCGACGGCAAGCTGGTGGACATCGAGGCGGCGAAGCGCCCGCTGATCGAGCGCATCGAGGCCATCGGCGTGCCCTCGCGCGTACCCGGCGAAGGTAAGGCGGTCACCGAGGGCGAGCGGCGCGTGGCCCGCCTGCGTTCGGCAGCTGCGGCGCTGCGCCGGGTCGAGTCCTGGGCCGGCGCCAAGGACGGCGGCGTGGCCGGACCCTTCCGCACCTACGTGTGGCAACCGGTGAAGGAAGCCGCTGACCGGTACCGTGCCGACAAGGCCAAGGTGCTGCGCAAATATCGCGACCTGCTGCGGGGCCTGGACGTCGGGCGTGGCCGGATCGACGCGCCGGAGCTGGGCTACGCGTTCGGCTACAGCCGCGGCGGCTCCGGCAAGGCCGAAGTCTTGCACGCGCTGCTGCACACCGGCAACGGCTCCAACAAGCGCAAGCTGCTGCTCGGACGGGGCTGGGCCACGGAGAACGCCGACGGCACGCTGGACACCACGAAGTGGGACGGCTTCGTGCAGCGCATGATCGACACCGGGGTGCTGACGAAAGCCGATTTCGACTTCGCCCAGGGGGTGTGGGACCTGCTGGAGGGCATGAAGCCCCAAGCCCAGAAGACCCACCGGGACGTTTTCGGCCGCTACTTCGACGAGGTAACCGCCGACCCCTTCACCAACCAGTTCGGCACCTACGCCGGCGGCTACGTGCCCGCCATGACGGACGCCGAGGTGGTCAAGGACGCGGCCACCCGCGCGCTGCAGGAGGACGAGAATCAGACGCTGGCTTACGCCTTCCCGTCCACGAACAAGGGGTTCGCCAAGAACCGGGTGGAATACAACGCCCCGTTGCTGCTGGACCTGCGCGTGCTCTCCTCGCACATCGACAAGGTGCTGCTGTTCTCCCACATGGAGCAGCCGATTCGCGAGGTCCGCCGCGTGTTGACCAGCAAGGGCGTGAGCATGCCCCTGCACCGCATCGACCCGGCGGCCTTCGACGGCATCCTGACGCCTTGGATGAACCGGGCCGCTCGCCAGACCGTGGAGACCAAGGTGCCCGGGGACAACGGGCTGATGCGGTTCTGGTCAAAGGCACGCAGCCGCGCCGGCATGGCCGCCATGTTCGCCAACGTGGTGAACACCGCGCAGCAGATCACCGGCCTGTCGATCGCCGCCGTGCGTGTACGGCCTGAGCACCTGCTGGACGCGACCGCGCAGTTCCTGATCGCCCCGCGCCAGGTTGCCCGCGCCGTGGCCGACACGTCGGTTTACATGGCGACCCGCATGGACAACGAGGTCGCGCAGATGAATGACGCGATCGACGACATCCTGCTCAACCCAAGCGTGTACGAGCGCAGCCAGGCCTGGGCGGCAAAGCACGCATATTTCATGCAGTCGGCTGTCGACAACGTGATCGGGCCCATCGTCTGGACCGGTGCCTACAACCAGGCCCTGGAGGCCGGCGCGACCGAGCGTGAAGCCATCCGGCAGGCCGACTCCACGGTGCGCGAAACGCAAGGCAGCACGCTGCCCGAAGACGTGAGCCGCATCGAGACCGGCAATGCCTTCGTGCGGATGTTCACCCAGTTCGCCGGGTACTTCAACATGCAGGCCAACCTGCTTGGCACGGAGTTCGCCAACATCGCCCACGGCGTGGGGCTGCGCAGGGGCATGGGCCGCGGGCTGTACGTCTTCATGCTCGGCTACTACATTCCCGCAGTGCTCAGCGAGGCCATCGTGCAGGCGTTTCGGGGCGGGCCGGACGACGAGGACAAGGACGGCACTACCATCGACGACTGGCTGATGGCCGTGTTCGGCATGGGGCCGCTGCGCGGTGCACTGGCGATGGTGCCGGGCGTCGGACAAGCAGTGAACGCTGCGGTGAT